CATGACTCACGTTCTTTAATCCAATCTAAAACTGCAGGTGTTTCTACACCATCTCTAGCTTTTGCCCATAAATTAAATGCTTCATTACCTCTAATATTACCGCCTGCTCTCCATACTTTTGGATTATCGTTCTTTACATTTTGTGCAAAGTTAAAATCAAATTGTGGTCTTTCACTATTTCTTAAACTAATTTTTTTATTATCACCTCTTTTAGGAAAATTTGTTATTTCTTGTTTTTCTTCTGACATATCTGCATTTTCTAAATCGCCTTCTATTTTTGGTTCTTCTGGTATATCTTCATCTACTTCTGGTTGTGATTCATCACCAGCTACATTTAAAGGCATTAAAGTTGCAGGTACTAATAAGCTATCACCACCATCTATTGGTTCGTAACCTAATTGTTCTCTTGCTTCATTTCTAGTTAAGATACCATTTTGTACACCTTGCGTTACAGACTCAAACACTCTAGTTCTTTGTTCTGCCATTGCTGGTATAGAGTCAATGTCATATCTTAATTCTAAATCATCACCAAACTTTGGTACTAACCATTCGTTCATATCTGATTGTATTCTATCCAGTAAAGGAATAATTGTTTCGTTGTATAATGCTAATTTAGCTTCTGCAAAGTTAGAATAAGTTTGTGCATCTGGAATACCTATTAGCTGACTTGGTACACCAAAAATTAAAGCTATATCTTTTGCAGACATATTTTTTAATTGTATAAAATCCATATCCTTTG